GATGCTTTAGGAAATACTGCTACTGAAGCAGAAAAGGCAACTAAGGCTTTGCAAGATTATCAAGCCAAGCAAAAAGATAGCGTTATTGATTCAATCTATAAATCAGGTTGGCTTGATAAAGGTTACACTGTTGCTCAAGCTAATGCCATTTTAGAACTGCAAAAAGCAAAAGGAATGAGTGCAATTTTGTCTAAAGATGAAATTGATAGCGCACTTAGAAATCTCAAGATCATCGAAGAACAACAGGAGCGAGAAGATAAATTAACTGAAGCTAAAAGAAAGCAAACCAAGGAAAGTGAGAAAAAACTTAAAATCACACAAGCTGAATTGGAAGTAGCCAAGCGATCTGCTGCTTTAATTGAATCGAGTGGTTTAGGTAAATATGCTGAAAGCAAAGGGATACCATCAAGTGTAATTGCAGGCTTATTGGCTCAAGAATCTAAAGGTATTCGAGAAGCTAAGAGTCATACTGGTGCAATAGGATATTTTCAAACAACCAGTGGTTATCGTAAACAGAACAATATGTCTGTTGCTGATAGTTATGACTTGGAAAAGTCGGGCAAAATTGTAATTGATAATATCGCCAAGGTTTATGAAAAAACAGGTGACTTGGCTCAGGCAATACTTTCCCATAATGCAGGTGAGGGTGGAGCAAGACAGTTTACTAAAACTGGCAAGGTTAAAGGCAGTGCAGAGCGAAATAAGGAGGTTTCGCAGTATGTAGCTAAGGTTTCAAGGTATTCCGATATCATTGCTGGTGGTGTTGGCAAAGGCGGTTTATCCGATGGTGATAGCGATAGAGCCTATGGAGAGCAAATCAAGGCACGTTTAGAGTTAGTTAAGCAAGGTCTAAACCTTCAAGAGCAATATGAGGAGGAGCAAGCGAAGCGAACCAAGGCTCGTAACGAAGAAATTAACCTTGCGCAACAAACGGGTCAAACAGCCTTAATTCCTAAAATCAAAGAGCGATATAAAGCTCAAGATGAACTCGCCAAACTTCAGCAAGATTTTGAAGTAAATGGTTATAAGTGGACTGAAGAACAAAAACTTGATTACACATATAAAACCAATTCTTTGCGATTAGTTGCTGAAGGCAAACTCTCTGAAGATCAAAGAAAGGTTGCTTTAGATGGCCTGGAACAGCAAAAACAGCAAGAACTTGAGCTTATACAATCGACTCGCGAAAAACAGTTACTTGAGGCGAAAAGCTCATACATGGGTGAAACTGAGCTGGCAATAAGGCGATATCAGATTGAGCTGGATGAGATTAAAAAAGTTGCAGATGAGAAGCGAAAAGCTGGGTTGCTTAGCGCTAATAATATGGGGCAATTTCAGACTTTAGATAGCGCATCGGATAAGGTTTTTCAGAGCGGTTTTAATGCTTCACAACAAGTATTTCAACAAAATGACCCGCGAGGGTATGCTCAATGGGATTTGCAAAATCGGTATTCAACTGATGCAGGAGGGCTATTAAATACATATATAGACCAAACTAATGGTATCAATCTAATTGCTGATGAGGAACAGAGGAGCTCGCAATTATTGGCAGCGCGAGAGCAATATTTACAATCCAGAAAAGCACTGGATGAAAAATATGCTCAAGATGAACGGGACCTGAATAGCTCACTTTTTGAAACCCAATTGGGGCAACTTGATAGCTTAACAAGTCAGCTTAGTGGCTACTGGTCAAATATGACTGGAATTGTTAAAAATGCAGCAGGCGAGCAATCTGGTATATACAAGGGCATGTATATAGCACAGCAAGCATTCGCAATTGGCTCAGCCACAATTAGCGCGTTACAGGCGTATAACCAGATTCTAGCAAGTCCGTGGTATTTGGATGTAATTAGCAAATCAACAGCAGCCAACCTTGTGCTTGGGATGGGGATGGCGAATGTTGGTCTGATCGCTGGACAAACTATAGCCGGCTTCTCTGACGGTGGTTACACTGGATCAGGTGGGAAATATCAGCCTGCTGGTATTGTCCATAAAGGAGAGGTGGTCTGGTCCCAAGAAGATATTAAACGCTGGGGCGGTGTTGGCTTAGTCGAGAAAATGCGTAAGAGTGCAAACCCTGAAGCTTTTCTCAATAACAATGCCTTGGCAGATAGTGTCATGCGCCGTGCAATGATGAGCTCTAGTGCCTTTATAGAAAGCCAAAAGCAGGCTGACATCTTTAATCAACCGGTTCAAGATACTCAGATTATCTATAAGGGTAATAGAGACACACCTAAATTAGCTTCTTCTGGAAATTTAGACTTATTCCATGATGGCAAGGTCTACTTCTCATCCAATGGTTTAGTTCAGGATCGTTCAAATCTGGATGATGTTCAGGACTTTACTTTAGGAAGTACTTCACGCCCTCAAGCTGAGATGATGCCTTCAATTGAGCCAGCTTCACCGACAATCAATTTCAAAATTGAAGTGATTAATCAGGTGAGTGGGGCGACAGTTGAAGCCGAACAACTGGACGAGCAAACAGTCCGGATCATTGTTAAAGATGAACTGGATAAGCAGCTTCCAAGAACGGTACCTAAGCTTGTAAGTGATCAAATCGCAAATCCAAACTCAACCATTAGTCGGTCTTTGACTGAGAATACGACAGCGAGAAGAAATCGTACTTAATAATTTGAACCCTTTTCGGAGGGTTCATTTTCATAATATTTAAATTTCAAGGTGATAGAGTCTGTTGGCATTAAAATTGATGGTTAAGACATGAAAAAAATAATTGTAATTTCTACAACACTTTTAGGCCTTACGGGATGTGCCATTCCTGCGGTAAATAATCTCGTAAGATCCACAAATATGTATCAGGATGATGTTTCGGGAAATACTGCAAATTTAAGGGTTTATAGAAGTAATATTCCCATGGTGCAGTTCTATATTACTTATCAAAATAATGAGGGTGAAAAAATTTCAAAAAACCTAATAACTAAGCAGATTTCAAATAATTTAACAAAGTATGGCTCTATGCATGAGCCCAAAAAATTAAATATGCCTAAACCCACAATCAGTTTAAATAATGGTGAAGAGTTTTTTGAGTTTAAAGTACCCGCAAATAAGAAGTTAACTTTCAGGCTTACTTCTGTTATTGGGTCAACTACTATGTATAGTTGTGATGTAAAAATGGACTATCAGTTGGAAAGAAATGGAAATTATGAATTGATCCGTTTAAAACAGATCAAAGATTTTGTGAATCCAGCTTTACTGACTGAACCATCTCAAGATGAAGCCTACTGCAAGTTTGTAGTAAAAGAGATTTTTGAAGATGGTAAAGAAACTATTATTAAATCGATTTCTTAATGTTAAATCGTTTTTGTAATTAATTTAAATATCTAAACCTTATTTCATCAAACCACCTTTCGGGGTGGTTTTTTATTACCTGAAGGAAAGTTATGTACAAGTTAAAGCTAAATCCTCAGACCAGCGGCTATGGCGTAACACCGGGTGATGATGTGAAACGTCAGCAGATGGATGGCGGTCGTGGTCGCTATTACATCGATGTGAAACGTAACAGCCACATTGTTGATGTGAACTGGAACTTAAGTAAAACCGATTTCAATAAAATGATGGCTTTCTGGCGGGTCTACCAGAACAAACCAGCCTCATTTTATGCGGATTTGGTGATTGATCAGGGAACACGTCAGCAATATCTATGCAATTTCATTCCAAACTCGTTCAAGACCAATGAAGTCAACGGCAACTTATATCGTGTGAACGCGCAGCTCGAAGTTGTTCAAAACCAGCCTAACCTGAATGCCGATATAGCATTAATTAAAGATTGGGAGGTCTAATGGATAACGAATATGCCAAGTTCTTTTTCAATCGGAAAGTTGATGTCTATCAACTGGAGTGTATTGAGCTATCACATCCTTCTTTTATGAATACTTATCGGGTAGTCCGTAATGATGACCGAGGTGTCTATGTACAACATAAGGAAGGATCCGGTCAGGTCTATTATGAGTTCTTGCCAGTCTCTATACAAAGATCCGGAATGCTTGGTGATCTGGACCAGACATTAACCGTTTCTATCTCTGGTCTAGGTGATGTGATGCCTGATGAGTTTGAACGGGTAATCGAAGGGCAATATCCAGATGTAAAGCCAACCGTAAATTACCGGATTTACAGTTCAGACAATCTGAACTCTCCAATGTTTTATTTACTTGGACTGCAACTCTCAAGTGTCGCCATGAACCATAAAGCTGTGACATTCAAGGCTGAATCACCACGATTAAATACCACTAAAACTGGGGACATTTTTGCACTGGATCGCTTTAGTGGTTTGAAGGGGGCTATATGAAAAGTCATGATCATTTGCTCGATAGGCAATATGACGAGGATCACTACAACTGTGTTCACTTTGTTCATGAAGCTGCAATGGACCTATATGGCATAGATCGGGCTGAAGCGCTTGAACTCTTTATGCAGCCTAAGGGCAAAATTACTTTTTTATCTTCACGGTTAAAACTTTTAAATCCGCTACCCATGCCCAAGGAAGGCTGCATAGTCGCCTTCCATCCGAGACAAAGAAATAAGCCCCCGCATGTGGGGCTTTTTCGTGGGCAAAAGATTCTTCACCTCATGGAAAGCGGAGTCACTTATTTGCCTGAAGAGGTTGTGATGGAAATGGGGTTTAATCGGGTCAGTTATTATGATTAAAGTTATTTATAAAAAAGACGCTTTGTCTGAAGAAAAGACAATTGAGCAGGCTCAAACCATTGGGCAATGGCTCACTTCAAAATATGAACATATGCCTGAGCATGTCCGTATCTTTCATACTACAAGCAATATGGATCATGCCGAAATTTCATTTGCGAATGAAGTCACACCAAAGAATGCATATGACTTAAAGCAGCTTGATTTCTTACCGGGCACTTTTATCGTAGTTGAGAACCCTAAATGGGTCGCGGCTATTGTTTCGATTGTGATTAGTATTGCGATCGCATTTTTAATGCCAACGCCATCAATAGCACAAACGACTCAAAATACTAACCAGTCTTCTTCAGCAAACAATGAACTTTCTAACCGGGAAAACAAGATCCGGGTGAATGGTCGTATTGCTGATAACTATGGAGCTGGGTGGAATACTCCCGACCTAATCGCAGTACCTTACAAGGTATATGAAAACAACGTTGAAGTTGAGCATGTAGTGGGCTGTATTGGGCGTGGACACTATAAAATCAATGGAGCTTATGACGGTGAAACCAATATTGTCGATATTGCTGGCGCATCGGTAGAAGTCTTTCGACCAGGTGTAGATATTGTTTCAGGTGAGCCATATTTCTCGCTTGGTACCGAAATTACCACGCCGCCACTAACGGTTCAGCATCAAACTTCTGTTAATGGCCAAGTTTTACGTCCTGCTGATACACAATCTTTAGAAGGTACGAACTACCTTCATTTTGCATATCCAAACGAGATTCTTCGGGCAACGGCAAACAACACAGATTTAACCACTAAGTTTGTAAGTAATGACCGCGTAGAAATCACCAATGCCTCATTCACGTTTAATGGCCAGACTTTTGATTTAAATGGTACTTATAGCGTTCTATCGGTAGCTGATGACCGTATGACGTTATCAAATCCGGCGGCCGTTAATGCTAACTGGTTAAAG